TTTGCTTGAGATAAATCTACCTGTACCTCGTATAAAAGACATAGCAAGCTCTGATTTTTCTGGATTTGGGTCAAATACGAATGAGTCAATAATAACTTTTGAATGTTCAGTGAGCCGTATCTCTGTATCATCAACAAATCTTATGGCGATACGACCATTGCCAGTTCTTACATCATCATTTGAAAATATATCCAAAGCGAGTTCTGCCAGTAGACTATCAGTAGTGTTCTCGCGCCGTATTTCGCCGTTTCCTTTGAGTTCTGATATAGACCCTATGTCTGCGTGTATTATTGGAATTAAGGCTATTTGCAGTAATACAGAAAAAAGTATTAACAACCAGAAGTGCATTGGTCTATGTCTATAGTACCGCTTGATGTCGTTGATATAAGACTTAGGACACCGCTTGTACTTCCACCGCTGTTGGTCTGGTCTACATCTATGTTATTTGAGTTACCAGTTATCGTGGCAGTAATACTGTGGTCAGCGTTTCCAGTTTGCGTTGTATCTATATCATTGCTGTTGCCGCTTACTGTCCAGTTATTGATGCACCCTACTACTTCACATGATGCGTTTATATCATTGGATGTACCTGTCACTGAGAAATCTTGATTACCCGCAGTAGCCGCCGCGCTTGCACCTTGCGTGAATGTCAGGACATTAGAGTCACCTGTAGCCGCATAATCAAAATCAGTATTAGCTACATCACCTGTGCCACCCGCAGTGATTGTTGTCGTGTTTGAGTCACCTGTTGTTGATGCTGTGAAACTGGTGCTGTTACCTTGAGCTACAGTTGCCGCAACAATATTTGAATCGCCCACACTGTCAATGTCTACTACCATTGATGTTCCAGTAAAAGTTGCCCTTGTTTGGCTTGTTCCGACTTTGTTTGAATTCCCAATCTGATCAACCGTCATATTTAGCCCGCTTCCGCTTTGCGTTATGTATATAAGGTTATTGTCAGCATAAGATACGCTGATAAACATGAGTGCAATCCATACGCAATAATTAAAGACTTTCATCATCATAACTCCACATATTTAATTCAATGCCTTGCTGAATCAATGCGTAAACTGCTGTTTCTATGGCAATCTTTGTAGCAAGACCTACTGTTTCATTCTCTGTCAAACCAGATTCAATCTCAATGAGGTCTGTTCCTTGATTCTCAAAAACAAACACATCAGAACCCGCACCCGCAGAAAAAACAGTCTTGCTTGTAGATACATTCAACAATATTTCACCAGTTTGTACAAGTACCGCCCTCAGATTTACTGTAACACGGTCACGCCTGTAGAGATTATTTATGCCTACTCCGCGTATTCTAATACCACTTCCGCCAGTTTCATAGTTGGTATCATAGCTGACTATGCCACCCTCAAAGATAATCCCTGAGTAGAGTAACGGCATGAGTTTATTTGAACCTTCACCATCATAGCTTTCGCGTGTTGAAATAATTAACTGTCTTTCACGAGTTAAATTAGCCAACCCTTGTCTTTCTATTACTTTAAACCAAGAGCCACCACCCGCGTTCATTAGCGCTTCCATTAGCATAAGAGCGCCGCCCTGTGTTACTGCTGTACTAAAGAGAGCCATGCGCTCTGAGGATTTACGCTGTCCTGTTAAATCTGGGAAGCTATATACAGATACCACTGCTTTTTGTTTCGGTGCGGGCAAATCTCTTAACAGATTCAATGAAGGTCTTTCTATTACTGGGTTTTCTTTATCTCCAATAACGGCTAATGGTGCGCACCCATATAGAAAGAATAATAATATTAAGGCACGCATGGTGCATCAGCGCAGATACCGAATGAACCAATAGGTATTCGTATCTCTGTCGTTACTCCATCTATGTCAAGAATTGTTAAGACTATTTCTGTACCAGTATTCATGAAGTTGATTGTATTGCCTTCTAAATCAAAACTACCACCTGTGCCACCGCCATCATCAAATAATGATTCAGCTAAATCTTGAGATAACCTTGAGAAGATACGCGATTCTAGGTTACGCAAAAACTTAGAAAGCGTTGTGTTATCGGCATCTCTGGCGGCTTCATCTATAGCTGACTGTACATCTTCTTGTATCTTTTGCCGTCTTGTTCTTTCTTGTTCGTCTACTGTAAGTACATGAGCAGAATAACCTATGCCACTAAATGCGGGGTTTTTAAATACAAATACTAAATCATCAGCTTTTACAATACCTGATAAGAAAGAAGCCAATATAGCCCACCCTACAATCAATAATTCTTTATCTTTTTTCATAATAGATTAACCGTCAACACTTTGTTTGCTAGAGAGAAGCAAATATACATCATGCATAACAAGCATATAAATGTGATGACATCTTCAGCTATTTGCCTTGTTAGTCTTATTTTTCTTAGCCTTTTCATCTGTTTCTTTCAATTCTAGTACCGTGTTTACCTTTTGTTGCAATCTTATCATATCTTGGTCTAAGAGCCTTAATTGGTCTGTCAGTCTAATAATAGTTATCTTCATGGCTTGTACGGCGGGGTCTATCTTGTTGTTGATTGTTTGCCATACGAAATAAACAAAGTAACCAAGACCCACCACCATTACGACTTGAAAGCCAAACTCTGATATAAGAGCAACAATATCCATTATCTAAACTTCTTTTGTATGTACTTAATACCCGCATAGATTGTTAAGCCATAGATAGCAAACAGGCTCAGAGAGCCAAATACAATAAAATAATCAGATGGGTATAGGTATATCAGACCAAACAATCCATCAACGACTGCTTCCGCATCTCCTATGGGCGGTAGATTAATCTCGTCTTGCATCTATCTTTCCATCTTCAACAAAGTTCTGTGCGCGTGATATACGCTCTAAATCTGGCGATAGGTTTAAGGCACTACTTACGCTAGTGTCTATGCGTATCATGTCATTGTTCATGGTTGATGCTCTGGTGATGAGCATTTTAGCGATACTTTCTACGGTTTTGATTTCACCTACCAAGCCATCCATGAGTTGCTTCATAACAAGGAATATGAAGTAAGCCATCACAAGACCGCTTGCAATGGGCAAACCTAATTCAGCGATTAGGTCAAATGCTTCCATCTAATCTTCGCCTTTAAACTTCTTGCTCTGTCCAGATGTACCCGCATAGATACCAAATACTGCCGCCATAGCACCTGTAACTACAGATACCAAGCCCGCTTGTTCTAGGTTAGGCTCTGGGATTGTCATAAACCAAGTGATAACTTTGTATAGCAAGATAATATATACAGCTACAAAGATACGCGGAAATATACGCCACGCATCTACAGTCTTTGCTAGATGAATCCACTTGTAATAAGGATTAGCGCCTATGTTGTTAGGGCTTAATTCTACTTCTACTTCTACTTTCTTTTTAACTGTTTCTGATTCGTCTATCACTTCATTGGCTTCTACCAGTTTTTCTTCCATTACTTTTTCCCCGTTTTTATGTCAGTCACCTTTAAGTTTTGTGTATATCCATCATGTACTAATCTTTGTTGATATATTATTGCATCATCTATTTCTATGTTCTTTTCTTTTGTATTCCATTTATCATTAGCATAATAAGTTTCAGTAATACTCACATCAAACTCATTTATCTTGAATGATATAAAATGTCCGTCTTTATCATACACCCCACTAAAAACAACATAACTCATGACGGTTTAGTTGGAAAAACAATTTTTGTTACATCTGTTTCACCACTATGCGTTGATGGCAAATCTCTCAATGCTTGTCTGTATGTAGCCCATTCTGCCTTCTTTGAATTACTCAATGGCGAGTCTGCCGCCTGTGTCCAATCAGAAGCGGATAGCTTGGCATCTCTTTTGCTTCTTACATATCTCCATATATCAAATGTTCCGTCTGATAAAAAAATAGCCATTATAAACCTAACCCTTGAACATGAATTGTTGCATAAGCTACACCCCTATCACCTGATGTATTGTAGTCACTGATGCCGTGCAATAACCATGCGTAATATTGCGTATTAGCACTCAATGTCAAATCAGCAGTTATTATTACTGGATTAAGAGCGCCATTGCCGCTTTGAGCGAATCCTCTAATAAAGGTGAAATCACTATTGGTAGTTGTTTGATAGCCAGTTGCGCTTGATGTAGCACGCACGCATAACATGGTCACATTTTCTTCATCTCCACTGAAAGTTCCTACAGGTGATAATGACCCCCTGATAACATAATTTTTAGTGCCACTCGCCCATGTTGGCGTTGTCCATGTGACCTGACATTTAGTGCCGCCAGAGTTAGTTATCAACGGAAGATAAGAGCCATTATAGTAATGATGTGGCACGGAAGCCCAATAAGTGCTGTTTATGTTTTCTACATTTGAGTCATCACTCATATCCTTGTCATCTATACCAGAAATACCAATAACATTACCCATAGTGCCTGTAATGCCTTTGCCCGCAACATCTATAGACCCCGCAGAAATTTTAGCCGCAATAATAGAGTTAGTAGCTAGTTCAGATGATGTAATTGTTGTTGCCGCTATTTCATTTGCAGTAATTGTATCAGCGATTATATCTGCCGCCGCAACATGAACAAAATTACCTGTAGCGCTACTGGTATATGATGATTGATTGCCTTGATGGTCTACTGCCGCCGCCCAGAAATAATAGTTAGTACCCGCCGTTAGCCCATCATGCTTACCGAATACAGCAGTCATTTTTTTGTTTGGCTCACCACCGTAAGTTGCGACTAATGTACTATCATCAGTTGGTGCTGAGTTTGATGTTGTTCTGTATAACTTAACAGAGCGCAAGTTTGTTTGATTGGGTGATGTCCAAGATACAGTAATCAATAATGCCTTACCTGTGGTAGCTGATAGGCTCGTTGGGGCGCTAATACTAACACCTAGAGCGATTGTTGCGGCTACGGTGCTAGTAAAATTACCGTATGTTCCATTGAATAAGAAATGGCGCACCTTAACTGTGATTGTGTTGCCTACAATAACGTTAGGTATCAAGAATCTTGATGTACCTCTACCTACAGACCCCGCAGATTGGAATGTTGAGCCATCAGTTGCATAGTATATCTCTGTTCCCTGTATGGCATCTGAAGTATTGTTTGTCCAAGTGACTACTGCTGAAGCCTTGTTTGTTACCCCTTCTACCGTGTTTGCACTCGCTACAGCAAGGCTTGTTGGTGCGGCGATTGTATAATCACCTGTGGCAAGGTTAGTTCCTGTGCTTACAGGTGTTGTATATGCGTTATAAGCGTAGCTGTATATACTTGCATCAGTTTCTTTTAAAGTAAGCCTACAAGCCATTATAGGCGTTTCATCTTGCGTTGTTGCTTCCATTGTTACATTGACTACCTCAAACTTTTTAGCTGAGTAAGATAAACGAGTATTTGTAAGATTGACCCAATCTTTAGGTTGCAGTCTAAGAAATCCTAATGGCACTAATACAGATAACCCTGTATTGAATCTTTGGTTTATAAGTTGCGCTCTAGCTAATCGTTGCGCCATTGTGTGCGTGGTTGTAAACGGTAACTGTGTTTCTAGTTGTTTTCTGTAATTAGCCTGACTCTCACCTGTAGGCGTGTCATTAGATAGATATGTGCTGTTTGTATCAATAGGCGTATCTGCGGGTTGATAGCTATTTGTTGAATCTACATACATTGCTTTTACCGCATTGAATAAATCACCACCCCTATCATTGGTTGTTACAGTTATTGCTTCTAACAAATCATCATCAGTTATTGTTAATGATGCAGTCTGAGCCGCACCTACAAAGAGATTAAACTTACCATTAGTATAAGTAATACTGCCCGCACATGATGATATGAGCGCTTCTAGCACGCCCTCACCTGATGCTGACATATTGGTAAAACCATTAGAACGATATCTTTTCTCTGTAGTTGAGTTATCTGCCAATGTTACATTTTGGTCACAAGTATTAGCCGCCGCAGAGAATCCACCACCTGATGTCGTGTCATTTACTTCACTTGATGTAGCTTTTAAACCGTATGTTGTGTTGGTTATGTAATCTCTAATAATCAATGCGGGGTTATCAGACCAAGCATCACCCGCCGCCTCATCTCTTGGGTCATGCACTTTTTTACCTTTAATCTTATATGATATAGCGGGTATGTTTGGTAGCTTCTCTGGGTCATATATCATCTCAAAGTAGAAGTAAGCACAATCTTTGAATTTGTGTGTATCAGGTACAAATGAGCTACCGAGTGTTGCTCTAGCAAGACCGTCATGAGCGTTTTGTGTTCCATCATGGAATGTGTATCTAATTAAACGACCACTTCCATGAGAGTTAGTATTGTCTGTATTTGTGAATTCTGATGATGTAACTGTATAAACTGTTTCACCTGATACCGTTGCTGTGCTTGTAGTAACATCTGTATCATTCATTCTTACGCCTGTATGCGAATGCACCTCATGACCCGCAACCACAACAAACATAGATAGCTTGTTATTGTCTGTGCCAGTTGTATTGATTTGAGTCATGATGCCACCCACACGGCACTCACCATATATTATTTGTCTTGGTGATACTGCTGATTTCGTGGTGACTTTAGTACCAAAATTATCTCTTGATGCTTCTATACCTTTTGATGTCATCTTTCCAATAACACCCGCCGCAAGCGTTCCTATGAATGCGCTTGTTGCATAACCTAACGCCGCTGTAGCTGATGTTGCCAATATGCTACCAAGAGTTCCACCGACTGTTGTAAAACCTCCCGCTATAAATCCAACACCTGTAGCTATAGCAAATACTACGACTGCCGCTACGATTGCTTGTTTTATCTGTTTAGCCATCTATTCGCCACACCTTGATTGCTTTTTCATTTGGTAAAATGGTATATCCGTCATCTGTAACACAAACGATATTCATACCATCACATATACCTACATTGATATCAGAGCCGTCATACACCACTAAATCACCCGCCGTAATGTATGCGGGTTTTATTTCTTGTAAGCCTTTGTTTTTACAGGCTTTATCAATACTCTTTACTAGCGTTCCACCATATTTTTTTATGGCTTTGAGTGCTGATACCTTGCTTGTCCATTTAACTTCACTTGGTATCATGGTTTTACCTGTCATGGCTTTAATAGCACCATTAGAAAAACGGCAACAATCCCATGACCCCCATTTGAACGGCTTGTCTTTGTTTTCTTCTAAATAGATGAATAAATCATCATACCAGTTTGCTTTCTTCTTCATTTTGTA